TGTCGTTCCCCCGCTGTTAGATCCATAGCCATTGTTGACAGCAATCGTTGTAGGAGCTGCCACCACAGACCAGGTAAGGCCTCCTCCTGAGGTTGCTATCGTTATCGAGCCTGCCCCTCCAGTGATTGTGACGCCAGACCCTGCGCTCAATGAGGCTGCCACGGGGTCAGCGCCTGTACTGCCTATTAACACCTGCCCTGATGTTAGGGCTATGTTATTGATTCCGTTGGATGCCGCGCCGATTAAAACATCATGGATACTTGTAGTCGTACTACTAAATGATCCTGCGCCGTCATATTTAACTATCCCAGACCCACTTAGATCTATCGCGTTATTAGTTACCATAATTTATCCTATTTAATTTACAAAAATGTTACCAATAGAACTTAAAACTTCAAACTGAACATTGGCTACTACGCAAACAATCTCTACGCAATCACTTATCTTCGATGCTGTTAGATTTCCAAAAACGCCTGGGGTTGTGGTCTCATCCCCAAAAATGATTGATTGCCCCGCATTCTGGGCGAGGGTCCATAAATTCCCGAGACCTGCGATCCTGTATGTATCCCCAAAAGACGCGGCTGCCGGAAGGACGAAGTTGACAACCCCAGCCCCTGCTGCCATATATCCATTGCCAGTCACCAACAATACTGGATTAGAGGCGGCAGTGACGTTGGCCCATGAATAGCCTCCACCCCCTCCGCCTCCACCAGAGATAGTGATTGTCCCTGTCCCATAGACAATAGTTATCCCAGCCCCAGCGACGAGGGACTCAGCTTTAACATGAGGGGGGGCGGTGTCTTGGACAAGAAGTTTTTGAACCATATTATTGCAATGTTGCTACCCAATAGCAGATTTGTATGTACAACACGTTGTCATTTGCCGCGTTCCCGCCAAAATTATTGATTGGATTCCATAAGACAACAGAAGTGTTGTTAATTAATCCTGATGCTAAATTTTCATTCGATGTCTGTAAATATCCTGAAATTGAGAAAGCGTCTGCAGTACCAGTCATAACAGCGTTTGACATTATTGTTGGAAAGATCGATGACGACATGAAATTATTGTATTTAACAGCCAAAAGCCCAGGGCCTGTGAAAGGAGAAGTCCCACCATAAGAAAATCGAGCTGCAAAAGACTTTGGCACGATGACAGTATTGGTTCCTTGTGCTGGGATTAATACTAAAGGTGATCCTACTAAGTTCTTTAACTGTGCAGCTGTAGCTTTAGTATATGTAATTATAGGTAATTGTCTATTTGTTCCTGTCGCAATTATTTGGAGTGGTAATGACATTTAGTTTGTTTCCTTTATACTATTGTAAATGTGCCAGTTGTCGCGATCGCCGTCCAGTGAGTGTTGGCCACATCACAGATCAGTGTCAGCGTGGTGCCAGCTGTTAGCGAGGTCACCGAACCACCGGGGCCAGGCGTTGATGTAGTTGGACTTATGGTAATTGACTGTAAAACTGCTTGGGATATAGCCCACGACGTAGCTCCTGCAAGGACAAGCCCTATTTGGGTCCCCACTGCTGCTGTCGCTGGCAAACTAAACGACAGGGCCCCTCCTGAGGTGCACAAATATCCATTGTTAACCGCCAAAGTTCCTGAAGCCCCTACGGTAGTCCATGTCATTACCCCCTGTATTGCCTTGGCCCCTAATTGGCCTGTAGAGGAGTTTACTGTGACAAGCTGAGAGTTGGCCGTGGTAACGCCTGTGATGCCTGCCAGCGAACATGTAGTCTGTGTTCCTTGCGTACCTATATGGATAGCATTACTTTCCCCAGTTATCCCAAGATTTAATATATCAATATTATTTGATTCTGAAGTAGTATAAGCTCCTCCTGAATCGTTACCAATAATTACGTTATTATTTCCGTTAACTAGTGAAACTAAAGTGCTCACTCCTAATGATATATTGTTGCTGCCTGTGGTTAATGTTTCTTGAGAACCATTTCCTATAGCTATATTTGAATCTGGATTAACTGCACTAAACATAGCTCTTTCTCCAATAGCGATACATTTCGTTGGTGCTGCCGGATAAGCCCCTTTTAATGCAATAAATCCAATTCCTATATTCGATCCATTGTTATAACCCTCTGATCCACCAGATACTATATTTACTCCTGCTGAGTTTCCAACAAATGTATTTTCGCCAAAAATAGGATCAGAGAAATATTTTAAACATTGATTCCCTACAGCAGTATTTCCACTTCCTACTGTCAAACTAGATAATGCCTGATATCCAATTGCTGTATTAAATGCAGAGCTATTAGTAAGATTTCCAGCAGATATTCCAAGAAATGTATTTTGATCTTCTGATCCTGATGGCCCATAATTGTGCATAAATGGTTCGCCACCCAATGAATACATTCCAGCAGTGCCTGATGCGTTAGTCGCTGGCTGGGAAATGGAATTATTCAAACAAACCTGGACTGTATCACCTGATCCAATGGTGTTGATATTGATGTCTTGTCCACCAACAGATTTTCCCCCATGAATATTGAGGGCTCCAGCAGCTGAATTTGCTGTCCCTGAATCCTCGTGGAATACTGTAGCGCCCCCGCCACCCCCTCCACCTCCTTCTGAATTTATTGATCCTGCTTGAGACATATCTCCTCCTAATTGGCTATATATTGGGCTACAAGATAGATAGGACCTGTTGAGGCCGTTCCTTTAATATAAAACTGCGTACCTCGGGCGATAGATAGCCCTCCTTCTCTTGAGGCATTGGCACTCTCGTCATAGAGGAAAAAATTCTCTGCTGGACAAAGGTCCATATCAGTTATTCCATTCGTTGATATTGTTATGTCATTTCCTGCTTCATTGATAAATTTTATCAAAAAACAATTGTGAATAAGAGGAGCGCCTATCGCTTGATAAGCTCCAGTTAAAGTGGAGCTATCCATACTTCTAAGTGGCTCCCAAGCCACTCTAATCCCTAATGAAGACATGTTATTACCTATAGGTTAGAGCCCTTCGACACAAAGGTAGTTAAATGAAGAAATGTCTGTAGCAACAGCTACCCCCGTAGCATCATAGGAGGTGACGGTAAGGGTCCCAGGCACTGAGGTGTCAGCAATGAGAAAGCCTAGGGCTAGTGATGCATTGAGGGCGCATCTTGAGAGAAAGACTCTCGTGTTGGCATCAACGATGGCAATAGCAATTGATTGAGTCCCTGCTACAAGGGCAGCAGTTCCAAGAGTTGCATTGGCGCCTTCTGTAATCCCCAATCCAGTGCCAGGTGCATCAAAGTCAAGATTCCCATTTGCAAGAGAAATATTCCCTGCCGTGACTGTGAGGTCTCCAGATGAAACTATGACTCCCCCAGCGCCCTTAGGGGTAAGAACAAGGTCAATTGCTGCATTTGTCCCAATAGCTGACCAAATATTTCCTGTCAAATCTGTGGATGTCGCCGCTGTTGACGTAACGAAATGCAGGGCTGTTGCTGCCCCTGTGACTGTTAGAGCTCCTACTACAGGAGTAAAAGAGCCTCCTAGACTAAGCCACGAGGCAATTCCGCCAGAATTAGAGGCTAAGGCAAAGATTGTTCCCGCTACTGTATTGTCCCAGATTTGTGCAAAAGGATATCCAGTGTCAGAGGGGGTTGGGTCTCTGCGGGCGATTATAGGTTTTGGAAATTGATTGACAATAGGCTGAGGAAGGCCATAGAGGGATTCAGCTTGGGTTTGAAGATGCTTTACCATAAATACTCCTTGGGTTAGGTGGTAAATTTTTTCTTTACAATACCAGCTAATAGGAGATGTGTCAAAAATAATTTATCAGAGTATTGTGAAGATAGGTCATAGGGGGGCCAAAAGATGGATTCTTTAATTTCTGGAATTATATCGTTTGTCAACATTGTCTGTCTTATGGCAGGATTTTACTTTGTCAAAATCTATGTGCATAGAGAGCAAGAAGAAATGAGAAAATATAGAAAAATGACAGGGTTGGAAATTACTTTACTGAATAAAAAACTTGAGGGATTAAATGGCGGCGGTAATCACAGTTGAGATTTTGGTTGTGTCTATATGGCTTTGGATGCTATGGTTGCTGATCACTAAAAAGGAGTGAGATGATGGATATAGACTACGCAGTGATCACTATCGTTGCAGCCAACGTAGGGTTGGCATGGGGAGTCATATCTTCAACCAGAAATTCTATTCAGGAAAATAGGAAGGAAATGATTTCTCTTTTCTTACATAGCGATAAGAAAATAGATGAGATGGCAAAAGAGATGAAGGACTTTCATGGAAAGCTGTGCGAGATTGAAGGAATGAAGAAAATAGGAGACGCGAAATAATGGAAGCTATAGCACTGTTAGTTGTATTTTTGGTTTTATTCGCATTAGATACATTTACATCATATAGAATTTTTCATTAGTAATTATTCAGGCCAATCAATATTTTTATATGCTTCAGGATTTTCTTTTTTCATTTTGTCTTTAATTGTTTTTAAAGCAGTAAGAGCCAATTTTGGACTATCTTGCATCATGGCCCGAGCACTGGTTCTCAAAACCCCCTGCCACCGTGGATTCATTAAAAGCTGATTGGAAAGAAAATCCCTAGCGAATGATACGCCTGCTCCTATGACTGCGCCAGCAGCTGGATGGCCAATTATTGCCCCACCAGCTCCAGCAAGAATAGTTGCTATAAAACCTTGTGCAGTAGTCCCATGAGCCCAAGATCTTTCCAGATTTCTCCAACCAACGTTATTAATAAAATCTAATCTTCTTTCATACAATCTATTTCCAAATCTGAAATCTCTTCCTAAATCCCTATCAACATTAGTTATAGTTCTTGAAATTCTTGTATTAAGAGGCTGTAAAAGATTCATTTGTGAAGGTCTATTTTCTCTAAATACCCTGTTTATCCCTCTGTAAGCTAACATTAGCTGTTCAGCGTCAACAGGCCCATCCCCTATATCTCTAATTATTGAATTTAAATAATTTACTACAGCCTGGTTGTGTGGCTCGTCTCCAGGTTCTCTCATCAATCTATCTCTCATTCTTTCTGCGTAATTTCTCAAAGAATTCGCTTGATTTTGAGGAACAATGACACCTCTACCTCTTTCATGTACAGAATTAATAAATTGACTTGTCCCTCTTTCAGCCCCTGCGATAGCTGCTCTATTAGCTTCCGTTTCAGCAGTATGTGCTCCAAGCCTTCTGGTTGCCTGCTCACCTTGCAATAAAGGCGTTAATTCTTCGTCTGTAAGACCAGCACGTTGTCCAGCCGCATAAACAACCCTCTGCTCTCTAGTCATGTCTTCTGGATTTAGTCCTTCGGACAATCTTCCAGATTGAGAAACTGCAGCAATTAAGATTCTAGCTGCTGCCTTCTTGTTTGGACTTGCTCCTTGATTTTCCATTTCATCAATAAGTTTTCTAGCAGTGTAAGTTCCAACGCCGCTCCTAACCATTCGATTAAATAAAGACCTACCAGCCCCAGGACCTAATAAAGACATAAAAAATTCCATGTCTTCTTCTTGCCCTCTTTCTTTTTTAGACTCAGGCTTAGTGGATGGAAATTTTTCTTCTATTCCCTGTTTTAGCTCTTCGGTGGTAGGAAACCTCCCTCCCTGTGGTTCCAAACCCCATTTTTTCAACTGGCTCCTGGCTTTTTCTGGATCTTCTCCAAAAGCTTTTGCAATCAAATTTTCGCCAAATTGCTGTGTTGATCCAGCAATACCTAAAGGGAAAGCAACGCCAACTTTTGCAGCCCTACCTAAAGTTCTTCTATCTTCTTCTTCTTTTGTTCTTGGAGGAGATGAAATAGCTTCTTGGTACCCAGGTTGATCAAAAAGATAGTTTAACCCCTGCGCTTGATCTTCATGTAGCTTTTGTGCATATTTTGTCGCTTCTTCTGGTGAAGAAAAAATTCCTAAATGCTTTCCAGTCTGCTGATATTGTTGGATTGTTTCTAAATCAGATAATTTACGACCATCATCGCTAATGGTAGGTAATAAAACTTCGTTACCATCAAAGTTAAAAGATTTTGAAGCAACTGTGCTTATAGACCCATCTGAATTTTTTACCTTAGGCCTATTTGTAAGATCAATATTTCCAGGTTGTTTATATTGCTCATCACTTTGTGAAGAAGCATCATTTAACATCAAGTCTACGATTGAAGTATCATTTTTATTTTTCATTTGTAGTCCAAGATAAATATTGATCTTTTGTTGGAATTTTGTACCCAAGATTTTTTAAATCATTTAACGCTTCTGCTTTATTTCCATTATGCAATTTGACAAAGGCTGAAAGTTTTTTAGGAGTTATATATTCACCATTTACAGCTTTGTCTTTTGAATACAGTTGTTCTGCATCAGAAAATTTTTCTTTAATTAAAGAAAATTCATATCCTAATTTTTCATCTCGATCTTTTCTGTATTTATCAAGATCTTCGTTTACATATTTTCTAATTTTCCCAAGTTTTGATAAAGACTGTCCATATACGTCAGAATATTTATCAAAAAGCTCTATTTCTTTTTTATCGATGTCAACATTTCTTTTTAGAGCTGCCAGGACTGTTTCTTGGGAATCTTTTTTTGAACCTACAGTAGGAAACATCGAAGTAAATCTTTGCTCTATCCATTGATTAACTCCTTTTGCTGAAAGTTGAGTAAGAGAGCCAATAGTAAACTCTTTTGAAGCTAAATTTAAAAGTTGGCTAGCTGAGGTTCTGGCAGGATCAATGTTCCATCTATTAGCAACAAATTGTGACCAAGAATTAGTATCGCCAGACTCAATAGCTGTTTTAGCTAAATTAAGTGAATCTTCTTCCTTTCTAACTCTGCCTCGTAAAAGATCTACTTCGTCTTTATAGTCTTTAGATACATCTTTTAACTCTTCTCTTTCTGATTTATCCTTATTCCATTGAAATTTTTCTCTATTAAGGTCAGCGTTTCTTTCTGCAGCAGAAGTATTTCTTTCGCCCCTCTTAGCCGCTTGCTGTCTGTTGTAAGCATCTTCAAGTTGTTTTTGAACCTGCGCAGGCTGTCCATCTTTTAAAGCATCCAACTGTTCTATAGACATATCTCCAAGTCTTTTGCCTTGAAAAGAAGCTAAATCTAAGCCATTTCCTTGCCCTTTAGTAGGCTCTGGAGGTACGACCTCTGCTGGAGTAGCTGCAGGCTCTTCTTGGCCCATGGCAGGTTGATATTGAGGCAAAGGCCCTTGCTGTCCTGGCTGAGCATACTCTGGCATCCCTGGTATCTGTCCAGGCTCTTGATTCGCCATTCCCATTCTCTGAGCAGCAGCTTGGTTAGCAGCTATTGACTGTGCTGTAGGAGCTGGCTGCTGTACAGGCTCAGGAGCTTCGAATCTCCCACCATTTATCAATTTAGACAAAACCATAGAAGCTGGCGAAGACTCTGACAATTGCTTGGCTAAATCAATTTGCTGTGGAGCTTCAAAATTCCCCAACGCCTCAGACCATTCTGGATGTTTGTAAGCTTGAGCAAGCCCTATTGCCTGCTGTTTTCTTAACCTTCCACCTAATTCAGCTTGCCTATCTTCCTTTTGCTGATCATAATACCCTTGAATAGTATTCTGCAGAGACTTCCCTAGAGACTTCCCTACAGGTTCTAACTGCTGAAAAATTTGCTCAGACTTACTTGGTCTTTGCTGTGTAAAATATTCTGGTAAAAATTGAATTGACATAAGTTTATCCTAGATCGTTTATTGGTTCGCCCATTTGTCTTTGAGTAGTATTAATTGGATTAGGCATTTTGAGGTTTACTGGAGGTATAGCCTCGCTACCGCCCATAAGCCCTGCGCCAAGACCAGCAAGGCCGCCAATGCCTGCTCCCACCCCCCCTCCAATGGATCCTCCAGCTGCCGCCCCAGTTAAGGCTCCCATAAGACCTCCAGCTACTCTTCCTGGAATTGATGATGCATTTTGCCCCTTAGGAGCAATCACCAAATTTCCCCATTTAGGATTATTCATGATCTGCTGTTCTCTTGCGAAATCAGCGTTGGCGGCATATCGATTCATCTCTTGTTGCTGCTGTTGAGGATACAACGATGCCATCATGCCCGCTGGTGCCGCTTGTAACTGCTGCTGCCATCTTTGTGCTGGAAGCTGTGTGTATGGTACAGCCATGTTGACAGCTTGTTGCCTAAGTGCCGCTCTTTGATTAGGAAGTTGGTTATATGCTAAACCAATATTAGCGTTTTGTTGTTGCAATCCATATTTCTGCATTGGAAGTTGCGCATACCCCAAACCTATATTTGAAGCCTGGAGTTGTTGATCTCGAAGCTTGCTAATCATTTGCTCTTTGAGAGCTGCTAGGTTTTCATGCAATCCAGCTCCAGCCTTACCTAGGGATAAATTAAAGCCTGAACTATCCATAGCGCCCATAGATTGAAATCTATTTGCTAATGATGGGATGGTTTCCTCATAAAACTGCCTCATATAGGGAGCTTCAAAGGCTAGAGCATTTTGAAGGGGCCTGCCAGTTAAGCCTTGCCCACCATTTGCCCTCTCTTGAGGCTGTTGTCCTTGCTGAAACTGTTGCTGCAGAAGTTGTTGCCCTTGTTGTCCCTGTTGCCCTTGCTGAGCTTTATTCCCGTACATGTTAGAGAAATATTCTGAATTAGCAATCTGATCAGGGGTGGGCTGTTGTCCTTGGTTGTGAACAGCTGTACTTTTTAGGTACGAAGGAAGATCCTGAAATGGTTGACCCTGTGCCGTAGCCTGTTGCCTTGTTCGTTTAGTAGCGTCTGCTACTTGACGATTAATTTTCTTTTTTGATACATTTGGATATGTTGGATATGAGCGAGAGGGCTCTTGAGGATAGTCTTGGTCTTGATATTGTCCATGACCAGCTAAAATTTCTTCTGGGCTTTGGCTAAGCATCCTTTGAAGGAAACTATTCCCTGCTCTTTCAGTGGGATGCTCTGGAAGGCCTTCTTTCATTCCGTGCTTAAGAAATTTTCTTCCAGCTTTTTCCAACGAAGATTTTTTTTCTTTTTTATCTATATCCTTTCTTAGTCTATTGGTAGCATGTTTTTCTAGTGGATGCTCTGGAGGCCCTTTCCTCCCAGCATGTTGCAACACATGCCTTATGTCTCTAGCAGCCCTAGGCTCCTCCCACTTCTCTACAGGTTGTTTCTTCCCCCAGTTGCGAAGAATATCTTTTTGTTGTTTGTCTAAAGTTTGTATTCTTTGCAGGTGAGGGTATTTTCTTCCAGCTTCTAGCTTAATTGATGCTGTATCACTGTCTTTCTCTCTTTTCTCAGCTCTTTTTTCTTTTCTTTCTAATTTCTTTTGATCATGCGTGAGCTCTACTCCCTTTTTCTTTCTTTTTTCTATATCCTCACGCTGCTTTTGACGTAGGTAAGCAATTTCAGCCTCTTTCCTTCTCTTTCGGCCAAACCCTCCTACAGAAGGGGGAACTCTCGTATCTTCTTTATGTTTATCTTGCCCATGATGCGCATGGCGACGACTATGTTTTGCCATATATAACCTCAATTTTTCTGTATGCTAACAGAAAGGAAATTTTTTAATTCTTGAAATATTCGAGGATTACCCTACCAGAAAGAATGTTCGGAAATGTTTGCCCTGACTCGATATGAATATGAACGGCAGTCACCCACACTGAGAGAAGATCTGTACCCCAAGGCCCTACAGATGGAATAGGACGCCAATCAGGAGTTTCTGTGTAAACAGTACCATAGATGTTTGCCATATCAACTATTAGAGGGATGTTGTGTGGGATATTAACAATAGTCCCTGTTAAAATAGGCGGCAATTCTATGGCCTTTCTGAAAACAAATCTTTTTATTTTAGGATTTGTCAGATTGTAAAATTGCTCTCCAGTATTTGTCTCAACCTGTTCATACTGCCCATTTTCCTTGTAATTTATTTGAGTAGCCATTTCAGTATATGTCTGGACCATCACCCTGTCTAATTCGGCAGGTTTTGCGACAGGGAAACACTTGTAGGTAGGAAGATAGGTAGAGGTCATTACGGCGTCATCCTAGCATTGGGTGAAAGATATAAGGTCATAGCATGCAGGACAAAGTCATTGTTGTTGATGTCATATGACGACATTTGTGTGGGATTCATAGTCAAATAAAGCTGAAAGTTCTGAGAGATAAATGGAGAAAAGAATCTATGCCAGATTTTATCCTGTCGCTGTTGAAAGGGGTAAAGATTTATGTTTTCTGGGCATGAAAGAACTGTATAATCCCCAATAAGACCTTCATTGGTAGGAACAAGAGGGTTGTTGACAGCATCTGTTACACTGGTATCTCTTTCATTAAGAAACACTAACGCTGAATACTGCCCAGAGGTAGTTTTATCTGTTAGAAAATCTATGAAGGGAACCCTATTTTGTTGACCACTATCATAGAAAGGGGAAAAGAACTTTGTTTTGATGCTGAAGTTTTGCATTATTGTTATGGTCCCACCACCAAGATATGTACCCCCTGCAACCAATGCTACAGGGTTTAAAGTGTTTGTGGCGGGGTCATATAGCTCAAGATAAACATTATCAAGATCTGGGGAAGGGTTTTTTAGGTGAAAAATATCTGGATTCAAAACTGAGTAATTCAATGTGTCTGGATTATTTGGTCCTAGCCCAATTATCCCATCGATCCTAACCCAATAATCTACAACTGCTGTGTTAAAGTTGTGGTTTGGAATTGTTATTTTGACATTGGCCCCAGGAGTTATGGCTACGATAGATAATGATGGGCTGTTGAGGGTTTGGGCATTCATTATTTCCACAAACCCTTGCTGATTTCCTGCTATGACATTGTCAGACGATGGAGTTATTGCAGGGGGGAATCCAATTGGCTCTTCAATATAGAAAGTACCAAAGCAAGTGTATGAATCATTAAACCTGGCATAGCTATTGTTTCTATAGTTATATACAAGCACTTGGTTGTTAAAGCAAGGATTTGCTGGATAAGGAGTAGTAATCTCTACATTCAATGTCTCTAAACCATATGCCCAATACACCAATTCTTTTGCATAGTCTCTTATTCCATAAGCCCTAAAGGGAGCTGGTTCATTTTTAAGATATTCGTCTGGAATCTTAAGGTCTATTCTCTCTACAGAAGTAGTGTCATCAGTGGTAATGCCTCGATATCCTATGGCGTAGACGCCATCATCGAATGGTATTAGGCTAAAAGTTGATGATGCACCAAATTCTGAATTAATCTTTTGAAACGCAAATGGTGTAACTAAATCTCCAGTATAAATAAGTTTCCAAGATGATGAATTAGACTTTACAAGAATAACGTCCTTTAAATATTCAACAGAAACAATTGTGTCTTGGCTTGGAATGTCAATATATCCTGCCTCTCCTACAGCCTCCAGCCAAAAAGTAGGGTTTATAGGGTCAGCATGGGGGGCATTCCATCGACATCTTTGAGGATAGTTAATAGAAGTTGGGTGAGCTCCTCCCTGTCCTTCCCATGTATTGAAAGTTAACAAGCAATTTTTAAATGGGAGCATGGCGAGACAGCTATGAAGTTCGTTATTAGCAGCGTCTACCACTGGAGAAAAATCAGTCCAAGCAGTCCCGTCGTAATATCGTATAGGGTCCCCACCTACAGCTCCATTGAAGTTCGTTGCCCAAAATATAGGATTTGGAGATCCTGGAAGGCTATAATTTGTTGACCAGAAGAGGTTTGCGTCTGTCCCTGTCCATGTTGTGCCAGGAGCTGTTAATTCCTCAAACTCAAAAGACAGATAATTGTATTGATAGGCATATTTTTGATCAAAAGCTATGAGGAAATCAAAATCAACTCCAGGAACTTCATAAAGATTTAACCCCATAACAGGCAAAAATGGAAAATACCCAAAGGTTATGTATACGTCTGTAGCTACGCCTAGAGGGGGAACAAAAGCAAGTGTTACAGCGCCAGTGACATAGTTAATAGTGCCTGTATTCCCAGCCCCATCTGACAACCCCCCTAAGCCATCATCTACAAAAACGATAGCCCCAACTGTTACAGAGACTGATTTTGGATCAATTTGAGCATATGTCTCAGAAATAGCTGGAGGAGGAGGAGATCGTACGTTTATGTTGGGGTCAGCAAATATATCCGCAATGGTATATGCAGCTCCATTAGCCTGCGTACTGAGCTTTATGTCTGTAAGCTCTCTTCTTAACCTTCCTAAAAGGAAAACCCCTCCCCTTCTCTGTACTCTTCCTCTCCAACAGTAAGCATCTTCTAAAAGAGGAAAAGCCTTCTCAGGAAGCAAAAAGGACTGGAAATAGTTTTCAAGCCCTGTATCCTGTTCATACTGTGAGATGTAATATGGCTGGTATGACATGTGAAATCCTAAAGAATTATATTGCTTAACCGCAATATAATGCCTCTAGGATTTCAATAAAAGACTTGTCTTACAAGACTAAAATTAGCGTGAGGCTAGAAACCACCAAATAGGTTTCCAAATGGCCATTGCGAAAGTCTATCTTGCTCTGAATATATAGTCGCAGCCCTTTCACTTGTCTGCTGCACGATAGTTCTTCTTTGGCAAAGTTTCAATTGCTCCTGTAACAAGGGACGAAACTTCATCAAATTATCCATATCCCCAGCATCAGCAAATATTTTATCTGCAGCGCCATAGGCTAGGAGTTGCCAAAGCTCTCGAAGTTGAGGAACAAGGGCGTTATCTCCAGCAGTAGCAGGGGCAACAGCTAAGAAGGCTGTAGGATACTTGTAGGCCTCAAAACTTACTGTATAAGCTTGATCTGGCACAGGATAGAGGATAAATTGATCTTGGTAGAAGACTACACTTTGAGGCCTTGAAGCTACATATGGGACGTATTGGCAGTTGATAGGATTTCCTGCAGCGATCGCCGTTGCAAAGCCTGGAAGAGCGTTGATGGCCACCTGGCCTGTGATGTAGTTTATCGTCCCTCTAGCGTTGGCTGGCAACGTGGAATTGTCGTTAGGATCAAACAAAAGCCCTATATTGCTATGTCCATTTACAGAAGATCCCCCATCATCGACTAGATTTATGCTTCTGCCAGTAGCGTCTTGCCCACTAATAAGTACATTCCAATTGACTTGTGAGGCTGGGATGTCAGTACCTGGGACCCCTATAACATAAGCAACAGAGGGAGTGTAGGCCCCAAAAGGGTTGGGCTTAAACCCTGGCATAACAGGGGTGTTTGTCAACGTAAAGGCATAAGGACCTTTTGTCCCATTTCCCGTCGTCACCTGCTGTTGAAGAAAGTCAGGTTGTGGAGTAATCCTAAAGAAGTTATTTCTACTCTGAGTCATGTAGCTTTGGTAGCCTCCAATATATACTGGAGGCATATTTGTCAAGTACAATTCCTTAGGAAAGTCATAAACAGGAGTGTTGGCATTCGTTACAAACTGATAGTTATATCTAAAACTTTCCATCCTCAACTCTTCATTGAGGTCAAAGATGTAGTATGTATTGATGTATTGATCAATTTGAGCATCAGTGATTTGGGCAGTATTTGGCCTGCCTGTTATCCTTCTGACCTTATTTCTAATATCTAAGAGCGTAAAAGGGACTGACATAATACCTTAGATGGGTTAAGGGAATATTACAGGGTTTAGGGGGTAATTAGGTGATGGAGGAGTGCCAAAAATCTCTGGAACTATATTTCTATTGTTCACAGTAGCACTTGTCAAGGTGAGCGCTATCTCTCCTACAGGAATTACTTGCCCTACAAATTCATTGTCTTCTGGAAAGCCAATGCCAGGAGTGTAAGTGTCAAAGGAAGAGGAATCAATTGGCAGTGAGAAGGTTGTAGGACTAAGGACAGTGACTTCCCCCAATAGCCCATTGATTTGTGGCATGCCTAGATAGTTAACATTTGCCTTGAAAGGAAAATATTCTTTATTGGAAGGGACAAAAACCCTGACTACCAACCCATTCTTGTAATTATGAGGATTGTACGTAGTTATGATAACAGGCAAGCTCTGGGAGATGGCAGAGATAGCCTGCTGATTGGGATAAAAGTAGTCAGGAGCAGTCATATAATTTTAACCTTCTGGATCGAATATAGTGCTCTCAAAGCCAAACCTGCGAGTCCACTTGGAAACTCCAAGAATAGGAACTGGAACACCCATATCATCCTCCCTACTAGCTGGCATAGGTTTATTGCGGTCCCATTGGAAATTATGAGTGGGCCAAGCACAAGTGTTAGTCTTTGTAGTGCCTCCTCCAGCTGAGGCATCAATACCATTGAGATGTCGCGCCACATATAAAGGAACTTCATACATTTCATTATCAACCATTACTTTATCAAATGGAGGGATTCCTGGATATTTCCTAATCTGAACTCTCAAATTCCCACCTGGAGCCTCGTAATTACGAAATCGCCCTTTTACGAGTTTGGTTTCTTCTTCAATGAGCTTGTTAAGTTTCTCTTTTGCAAGTTCTTTTTTGCTTGGAAGAGTGATGACGATCAGCTCCTCTTTTTTAGTAAATGGGTTAGTTGCTTTAACTTCTTCACTTGATTGTGAAGCCATTTCTTTCGTTTCTACTTCATCTAACTTTTCAACTACTTCTTTCTTTTGACGCGACATGAAACACCTCTTGTTTTAGGTTTCAAGCGCAATATTTCAAATATTCCCTATTTGTGGAAGAAATATTTTACTTTACATTGGTTGAATACAGAATTTAGCTGGGCATGAGATGGAGGCCCTAAATTCGCACAGAATCGAGCTACAATCAATTATCTTGGTCAAGGCAGTATTTACCCTGCCAAATCTAGATCGCTTAACCTAGCGCAAATTTAAGCGTATAAATACAATTTTAAAGAGTATTTAAGAGTATCTCCCTCACAAATGTGCTAAAGAAATTACAAATATCTAAGAATAAAAAAAGGGCCCCTCAGAACGAGAGGCCCTAACAAATCAATCAAATCTAATGTTAGATCGACTGTCCTCTACGTGCAATCCACTGATATAACTTACCAGCAGTTTGTACGCCTGTGCCAACGATAATCCCTGTGATGGAGATATTTCGTGTAGCATCATCAAGGAGATTACCATATGGCTGTGCAATCGTATTGATTGCAGCTTCGCCAATAGGTACAACTTCTGGCACCCCTATAGCAAGAGCAGCTGCTGCGCTTGTTGCGAATGCAAAAGGAGTGAAGGTTGACGAGTCAATATTCACCGTGATGGTGTTTGTCGAGCTCGAAATAGCCGTGCCTATAGCTGTGATGGTGCCTTGGAGACCATTGATCTCTGGCATCCCCCATCCAGCTGGCATCGATATACGCACTTGCTGTCCCACAGTGTAGTAGTGTGTGACGTTAAGAGCGATAACTGTTGATACCCCTTGGGTAATAGCAACAATTCGACGTATAGGAGGATAATAGCGAGGATTAAAAGGTATAATCCTTACAAAACCAGCTGTTGCGGCAGCAGCGAAACCAGCAGCAATCAAGTTGTTGATTGACTGTGTGACGCCAGGATTGACAGCAGAAACTGTGAAGTCCCAGCCAGCAATCTGCAGCATTCCTGTGGTCCCATAAAGCCTGATGACATCGCCAACAGCAGCTGTTGATGCAGACGATACTACAGCAGGAGATGCCGCAGTAATAGCTGTCACTGCAACAGGAGCCCCTGGAGTTTGGATTCCACTATCTTGGAGGAATGTGAATCCATTCGTTGTGATCATTGACTCAAGAGCCAATGTCGCAGCACCATTTGTCTTCAGGTTGAGATAGGCAGACCCTGCAGGTAGAGCACTATATCCTTTCGCTCTCATTACCTGTGTTGTCGCCCCTGCATCGCCAATATCTGAGATGTTGACGAGGTCAAATAAATCATACCCACATGGCAGCGAGATGTATCTCGGTAGCCCATCGGAGGTAAATGTACTTGTTAAAAGGCCATGAATAGAAGTACTCATTTTTTTATCCTCCTTATGCCAATGTGCATCGTAGATTTAAAAGCCACTGATCGTTGAGGATACGAGGAACCTCAGCGAATACGAATCCCACACTAGCATTTTGGGCTAGAGCGCCGCTAAAAATGGGCGGACGGTATATGAACCGTGCAGAATGCCCATCTTGTTCGATAGCTGCGAAACTTTCTCTGCCACAACAGAAAATATTGTAGCAATCAGCTCCAAGCATTGACGCGTTAGGAGTTACAGAACCGACACTAGAAAGTAAAAATCTAATATTGGCGCATGTACCCCATTCTGCATCGAGGGTGGACTGTTGATTAGGGTAGTTCCATTTCTGGGTGAATCCATTGACATTGTCCAACTGCCCTATGAGGTTTGTGTGGCCAAGGCCAAAGTAAGCGTCGCGTACTGGCGCTGTTCCAAATCGATTTTCCCCTTCGACTCCCGTCAAAAAGCTGTAGGCATTATTCCCACGTAGCGTTCTGACGACGTAGTCTACGTCTGTGCGTGTGATTTCTGTTGGGTTATCACCATCATTACCACCGACACAGTTCACTAATGTCGCTGTTGCGCTCAGCATGTCCCGCATCAACTGATCTTCAGTTTGACGGAGAGATACCATTCTGTTACTTTTGTGACCAGTCGGTGACAAATCGTCACCTACTGGCGGGCCGACTTCTTCGAATCAGCCTCAGCGATTTTATTTATTGTCGCTGTTCAGACTATCGCATCTCCTTTCGGAGCTTTCTCATTTAGTCGTTCAGGCTGGATAATTTTTAACAAATCGTTCTTGAACTTTTCTTTGTCACATTTATTATTGTCTGTACATGTGAGGGTCATACAATAAAAAGCACCACCACCGTGTAAGGTTAATGATAATTCTCTTAAAAGTTCATACATACAATTGTTACATAACATATCCTTGCCCCTTGTCTTCCATGCTTATGCAGCTTCCTGGAGTTCCAAGTCAATAAGAGAAAGTTTATCCTGGGCATACTTTTTACCCAGCCTTTGCGTAGCTTCATTTAATACAGGATCTTGGTTTTGTAAGGTTACCTGCTCGTTGAGCAATATGTAGGTACCGTAAAAATCCATTTTCGCATCAATATTCAATGCGGTCAAATTTTGGGGCGCTGGGTCTACACCCAAGTTCCCCAACGGCACAGGACAAGTTGCCAATGGATTATACCGTCGCATTCTACAATTTTGTTACTTCCCATCGCTGGGAGGTGAAGCCTATTGCACTTCACTCACTGCATTTCTGCAATGTTCAGAGCACCGCATCCCCGAAGGGTCTTCTCGCTTGCTACGTTCAGGCTGTATGTGTTATACTTGCCCCTTGTTGCCTCCAGCATTACCTGGTAAGGTTTTCAAGTCAATCAGAGAAGATTTATCGACCCCTAGACTAGTTAAGGGTCGTACCACCATTACGTGGCATTTGCTTCAGTTCGGCCGGGATCTTATGGATCATATAAGGCACAGGAACTGAAAGCAACTTGTACGAGAAGGTCTGCTGGACGGGAGCAGGGAGCGTACTCGTGGTTGTTATACTCATTTTTTTAATCTTTTGTAAAAAAAAGACTCAAAAACTAAGAAGCCTTCATCGCTTGTTGCATTTCCTTCCAAAGCTCCTTTCGAAGCTCTGGCGTCAGGCCGTTATCGAACTTATGTACTTCGCCTATAGCGCTGGATTTCGTCACAGTTTGGACTGAAACAGGTTTGCGGGAATTTTCTAAAGCTTTAGCTTTTTGAGGCTGTAATCTTGCCATATCCCCTATCCCTTGTTTCTTGAGCATTTTATAGGCTGCAACGGCCTGAGCGTACGGATCTTGCGCCAAGGCATATAAAGACATTGCTAGTTCTGGGTCTTGTGATTTCAATGTTTCTACATTTTCTCGAGTTACTACGTCATCGAAGTCTGGGAACCTATTCTTTATTCTCTCATCAACTGTCGAAGCATCCTTCTCTCTGATTGCCTCCTCAGCAACTTGTCTGGCCATTTTTTCTGCTAG